TTATCATATTCTTTGAAATCCATCTCTGCAGACTCGCAGCCTTGTTCTACCGCATGCTGATGCAAAGTGTGCAATTTGTCCATGACTTCATCATCAGTCATCTTATAGTTAATGGTGATCTTTTCAATCAACATCGATATTTGCACCAACTGAACCGCTCTGAACAAAATACCGAAAGCGGCATTCAAAGTTTTGGTCCAAGCTTTAATGGGCTGGCCTACTTTATCTTCGTACGCACCTTCGGCCCCTTTCGGTTTATTCTGGGTTTTGATATGTTCTCTCACTATAAGTTCACTCTGAGATAGCATATTTTGCAACATACCCAATTGACTCTTTCCTTGTATACTCTGTAAGAGATCTTGCAGTGCCTGAGACAGTGGCAGTTCGCCTTCAATACTCTGTGCAGCTGCTCGAAAATGGGTTTCTGCATCGCGTAAACATTCACCTATTTCCTCTGTCTCGTCGAATGGGGTGCCAAAGATGAACTTCCAGTTGATGTGGTCAATTGCCCATTTCACGTTCCTCAATTGCCCCGCTAATGACTTCTCGGGGGGTATACGTGCAGCTCGCTTTACGATAGTAGCGAAATTGGGTTTAGGTGTGCCATTCATCATAATTTTCCCGTGCATATCAGCTGACAATACTGCGACTTCTTTAGTGCTGATCATCACTGAATCCATGGTGTTGACAGTCAATTCGGGCAACACACTACCTTCAGGTGGACCAGGATTTGCCTCGACAGCAGACTCCATGTTGCTATCCGATGGTTGCATGCCAATCAAATGCCCCAACAATTCTGCGTCAGGTTTAGCCGTACGTTCCACTACTTTATCTCTGTCCGGGATTACGGCTTTGTCAACTGTAGCCGTTAGCGTTGCATCTGGAGCTACAGGGTAGAACCCTATTTGTTCGAAATTATTACTAAGCAACGCCCAGGCATTCCATTTATGAATGTAATCCTTACCGCTACCATCCGTGCCTGTAATTACAGCTATTTCGCTCGTGGCTCTGCTGAATGCTACGATACCGATAGCTCTTGTGTTTAGTAGCTCAGCATCTGCCTTAGATCGCACGATGATGGCAACTTTCTCGGCGGTTTTACCCTGAGACTGTGCCACAGTTATACTGGACAAACCCGCATCATTACAAAAGCACTGCGTTTGATACGTCGGACTCAGAATCAGGTGCTTGGAGTAGTTCATCAAGTTGCAGATACGATCCGCGACTAACCTCGCCGGTTTATCAGTTTTCGCTTTGATATCATAATCAAAAGCGATGTTTAGCACATCACAGATCTTGACTCCAAACCGATATGTTTCATTAGAAACAACAGTTGGAAATTGTGTAGTCCAGTCTGT